ATGAGCGACTGGCAACCGATTGAGACGTGCCCTGACTATGGCGAGCCGTTCATCGCGACATATCGGAATGAGGATTGGCGATGGGTGCCGGGGATCTGCGTCGTGTCGGATCGGATACGCACCACTGCCGGCGATGAGTTCCCAGCCACCCACTGGGCGCCGCTTCCGAAGCCGCCCCAGCCCCCGGAGGACGCGCGATGAGTGACGACTACGATGGCAAGGTCAATGGCGAGGTCGTGCTGAATCTTGCAGACTGGATTGAACGGCGTCGGGACGCGGTTGGCCCCTACGCCGATCACATCATCCACTCGGTGCGGGCGCATGAGGCGGAAATATCCCGCCTCCGCGCCGAGGTGGAGAGGCTGAAATCCGAGTGCCAACGCATCACTGCCGAATCCGTCAAGATGCTGAACGAGGATGCGGCAGACTATAATCGCAAGACCAACGCGATGATCGAGCGCCACGCCGATCAGGTTGCGCAACTGACCGCCGCCCTATCCGAAGAGCGGGCGCATGCGGACGCGATGGCGGAATGGGCGGCTGAATATCGGCAGGCGATCATCGCAGTTGACGGCGGCGGCGATCTTGCCGGGAAACTGGATAGGGTGAACCAAGCCGCTGAATGGCTGGACGACCTATTGTCCGCCCACCGCGCCCGGCGTCAGGGGTGACAGCCGGCCGCCATCTGGTCCAGCAGCCGCAGCCCAGCCCGCTGGGACCGCGCCCCGCCGTCCTCGACCAGCGCCACAGCCAGCGCCTTGCGGGACGCCTCGGTGCCGTCACAGATCGCGGTCTGGCTTACCGGCGTGCTGGCGCAGGCGGTCAATAACAGAAGCGTCGTCCAGATCATCAGTCGATACATCGTCCATCCTCCTGCGCGTCTCACGATAGGCCGCATCCTCTCGCGCCTGTGCGTCCGCCCTGCCCCGTGACCGGCCCTTGAGCCAAGCGCCGAGGACAGCAACGAGGGCCAGCCCGAACGCAGCGAGCCAACCCTTGATCCGCGCGATCATGTCGGATCACCGCGCTTGCGGGCGACGAGATAGACGCCCTCGGTAATGGCCGCGATGCCCATGCCCAGCAGGATTGCCAGATCCGGGTCATTGGCGATCTGGTAGCCGGTATCGGGGCCGAGCATGCCCCAGCCGACGAGGATGCCTGCGATATAGCGCAGGACGATGCGGGCGATCAGTTGGGGCATGTCACTTCCTTTCAGGCTTCGTCGCCGCCTTCACCGCCCACATGGCGCCGTCCTCAATGGCGGTCTGCGCGAGGGACTTGAGGCGGCAAATCTCGGCGCTGCGGATAGCGCCCGGATCGCCGGACGCAGGCGGAACGGCAATGTCCTCGATCATGTCGATCAGATCGGCCGCTGCCCGCTTGATCCGGCTGACCGCATCGTCTTGGCTCGGGTTGAAGCTGATACCGACGCGATATTCACCTTTGGTCTGCATGGTTATTTCCTTCCGTTGAACATGGACTTGAAAAGCGCCAGAAGCGCGGCGATGATGCCCGCTGACGGCGCCGCAGGCTTGGTGGCATTCGGCGTCGTCGCCGAGAACTGCACCACCGGCATTGCCTTGAGCTTCGCGTGCAGCGCGGCCAGCGTCTTGGGCCCAGCAATGCCGTCAGCCGTCAGCCCCGCCTCTTTCTGGAACCGTCGCACCTCGGTTGCGCCATAGCCGGCCAGCACCAGGGCAGCCCGCACATAGCGCGCCTGCCGGTCGGCCAGCCCATTGGTGCCGCCGTTGATGCGCCGGGTGATCATGGTCAGGTCGTTCGCGTCGGCAAGGCCGTTGAGGCTCGCGCGCGTCGGATTGCCAACCGACCAATACCAGATGGGGCCCAACCCTTCCCATGGATCGGTATTGACCGCCTCGGGATCGGATTCGAAGTCAGGGGCGCGCCTGTCCAGTTTCTGGGCCCATGCTGCGAAGGAGCGGTAGTTCGCCCGGCCGGTGATCTGAATGGGCCCCCTGCCCCGGAAACGCGATCCGTCGCCGGGTTGCGTGTTGCCCAGATCGGCGCGGCCCTCGTATCGCTTCTGCGCTGCGGTGGGGCCCCAGATTTCGCGGTCGTATCGCCATCCCGCGCTTTCGTGCGCAAGCTGGCCGAGATAATGCGCCAGCCGGTGAGGCCGTTCGAGCCCGGCGCCGACACCGGCCTTCGCCAGCCCCGCGACGGTGGAGCGCATGTTGTCGTTCGTCGCCGTGCCGGCAATGGCCGACAGGTGGTCTGCGGTCAGGATCATGTCGTCCTCGTGGGTTGCAGCGCCTTCCAGCGGCGATGGATGCGGGCGCAGTGGTCGGGCTCGGCGAACAGCAGGTCGGCGCAGAACATGAAAACCGCCCGCCACCGGCTGGGAGGCTGGCGGTAGACCCGGCTGCACAGCGGTTCCGACGCATTGCCGCACAGGGCGCGGTTGATCAGGAGAGAGGCGGCCCACCAGCGGGTCATGGCGGCCCCCTGTCGATCTTGGCCTCGATCTTCCGAACCGCATCGAGGATCAGCAGCAGGCGCTCATCCTGGCGGGCGGACAGCTGCTCCATCTGGCGCAGCCGGGTTTCGTGGCCGGAAATGGCGGTCTGCATTTGCAGGATGCTGCGGTCAAAGCTGTCGGCGCGCTCGCTCAGCCGGCCGCCCCAGACGAACAGCGCGGCGGCCATGCCGGCGCCGGTCAACAGGGTGGCGCCAAGCGATATGATGTTGCCGAGGCTCACGCGGTTATCGATCTGGGCCATGGCCGCCCCTCACACGACCGTGGTCGAGATGAGCCGCCAGCTCACCCACGATCCGCTGTTGCAGACCCGGTAATAGATGAGCCCCCCGTCACCGACCGCGCGGGCGATCCAGATCTGTATCTGGTTGGCGACGGCTACCGGCCGGCTGGAAGGCACCGCGGCGGGGTTCAGAACGATGAAGATGCCGCCGGATCCGGTATAGGGCAGCCCGGTGATTGTCGCGGCGACCTCGCCAGAGACGACACGATAGATCCCGGGCTCGCCCAGGGTGTTGACGTTGCCGTTTTCGCCGATGAACCCCTTGTCGAACAGGGTATTGTCCAGGCCGAGCGCCGCCAGCAGGCCCAGCTCCGGCAGGGCGTTGCCGATGAAGCTTTCGGGGGCGAACGCGCGGCCGTCCGATCCGCGCACGGTGAGAACGTCCCGCAGGCCAGATACCAGCCCCGTGGTGCCGAGCTGGAACGCAAGTTCACCCGTAGGGTTGCCGTCCAGCCCGACCTCGCGACGAACGCCGCCGCGCCCGGCGAGATAGTTGCCCGCAATGTCGTTGTGCGCATCGGTTGCATCCGGCACGGTTGCCGAGGCCGGCACCCACCAATCGATGCTGAGCCCGTCGCCCGCCTTGGCATCATCCGGGCCGAGTTCCATCAGCACCATGCGCAGGCCGGGCCTGAACCCCTGGTCCGATGTCCAGTTCGGCGCCTCGGGCGTTCCCGCGTTGTGGCTGTTTTCCCTGATGTCGCGCTGGATTTGCAGAACGCCGTCGATGCTGGGCCAGGACGCCGAGGCTGCATAGCGCCCATCGAAGTCGGGAACGCCCGCGCCGAGGTCCAGCGGGTATTTGTAGGTAATCGGCACATCGCGCCCGGCCAGCCAGCTATGCGTCGCGGCGTTCCACATGCGCACGGTCGCGGAATTCGAGCCCCGGCGATATTCGATCACGCCATAGGGCCGCGCCGCGGGGGCTCCGGTTTCGGTCATGCGAGGGATATGCATGTTCACGCTGAACATGCGGGTGCCATAGGCGTCGTAATAGTTCGGCAGATCCTCAGGCCGCGCAATGTGCCCAGAGCAGACGAATGCCACGTTGTCGACGCGTTCGAGCGAGGTGACGATCCGGTCGCAGACACTCTTGTATTGGACCGCCGCCGAGTCCTCGACGTAATCGGCATAGCCATAGAGCGGCTGGTGCAGATAGACCTCGATGTTGCAGCCGGCATTGCGCTGCAATATCTGGTCGAACCAGTAAAGCGTCGTCGTGTGGATGTTGCCGCCGCCGTCGCCGGCCATGGTGCCCATGAACACGCGCAGCAGATTGCCCATCCGAACGGTGAAGAAGCGCCGCCCGATGTAATCCATATAGGTGTGCTGGGACCGGGCATATTGGTGCTGGGTCAGGCCCGCCCCGTCGCTGTCATGGTTCCCGGGGATGAAATACACGCGCGGCAGCGCCGTGCGCGCCCACAGCGCCGGCAGCAGCCGGTCGTAGCTGTAGACCGCCGAGATGTCGCCGGTATTGTGCTGGGTCGCCCGCTCGACGATATCGCCGACATGGCAGATGTCATCGGCATCGCCATGCCACCGCTGCATGTCGTCGAACACATCCAGCACCGCGTCGATTTCGGCAGGATATTCCAGCCGCGCCTGCCAGTCGCCGGTCAGAATCGACTTGTGAACCGTGCGCGGATGATCCCAGCCCGGCAGACCCGGAATGGTCGTCGACCCCGCGCGGCGGATATAGAGCCGGTCGACGACATGGATCGCGGTCCCGTCCGGCAGCAGGTTCAGGATGCCGCTTTGCGCCGCTGCAAGGAACGCCTCGCGGGACTGGAAGCCCAACCCATAGGCTTGCGCCATGGCCGCAGCCGCCTGCGCCTGCGCCGCATAGCCCGGGGCGTCCAGCGCGGCCTGCATCGCCGCCTCGCCCCCGAGTTCGGACGACACGGGCAAGGTCAGCGACCGTTCCGCTCGCTCCGAAACGTCCTGGATCTGCATCACCACCAGATCCAGATCGGATTCCACCTGCCCGGGGCGCACCCTGCCCTGGTCGTTGTAATCCGACCTCTGGGTGTTCGGCACGGCGCGCAGGAGATAGATCGTGTCGCCGGGCTCGATGCCGGCCGAGATGACGACCGTGCCGTCGGCGGTCCCGATTCCGGTATGGCCGATGCCGGTCGTCAGGTCGGTTTCCTGCCCGTCCCGAACCCGGATGACCCGCAGGTGATCCTCGTCGAGCAGAAGGAACTTGCGCGGAAACGTCCCGCTCGTCCCGGTGACGTTGAAAGGGCCTGCCTTGTTCTTCGCGCTCTCTACCGTCATCTTCGCCTGCCTGCATGGGGTCAGGCGAAGGGTAGGAACCAGAAGGCGGGCGATATATGTTGGCGGGCGTCAGTCGATCAGGGGATTGCGGCCCATCAGAGCCTCGATCAGCGACCGCTCGTCGCTATCCTCCATCAACTCCTCGATGGGGCGCATGAACGCAGTGGATGGGAAGCCGGTCGCAAGGCCGACCGCATCCGCCACCGCGCGGCGAAGGGCCTTATCGTTCTCGCCCTGGGCCGCCTGCTGAACCAGACGCGCCGGAATTTCGGTGATCGAGCCGTAGACCCCGCCGCCGGTCGCCGCCGGGTTCGACATCACCGACCAGGCATCGCGAACCAGGGGGATGCCGCCGACGACAGCGCCAACCGTTTCACCCAAGACCCAGGTGAAGATCTTCTCGCGCTCCAGCTCGTCGTCATCGTCGCCGGCCGCCATGGCGGCATAGAGCAGCCCCATCATAGCCGTCTCGGCCACATAGATCAGCATCAGGTTCGTCGCCATGTCGGCGGTCGCGCCAAACCGCTGCGCTACCGTCTCGCCCGCGCGGATGTCCCGCACACCCTGCCGGGCCGTGAGATATCCGCGGTTGAATTTGGCGATCATGTAGCCTTGCAGGGTGGTGAACAGCTTGATCCATTCGATCTGGCGCGCGTTCTCCGACACGGTGCCGCGCGAGATTGCCGACCTGTCCGGTATGGCGCCGCTATCCTGCGCACGCGCTACCATGCGATCGGCAAAGGCGATTGCCCTACCCTCGTCTCCGTCGAACTTGCGCAATCCGTTGCGATAGCCGGCAAGCCAGGTCGGAACGTCCACGGCATAGAATTGCACCTTGGTCAGCGGCGCAAAGCCGGCTCGGGCAAGAACCTCTGCCCCTTTCGCCACCCGGCCGCGCAACGGGCTGGTGATCATGGCGTCATTGGCAAAGTCGTTGATGTCCTTGTCAAAGGTGGTTTGGCGCCGGCGCATGAACTCTGACTTCGCCATGACCTCGCGCGAGGTTTCCGCGGGATGCTTCAGGTAATCCGCGAAGGCCCTGGCCATCTTGCGCTTGCCGACGGTCGCGGCCGACTGCGCCACCCCGGTGAGCTGGAGCGCCGCCGTCTTCATGTTCAGCGCCAGCCGCGACAGCGTGAAATTGTTCTTCACGATGCGGGCGAACATGTTGAGCGGATCGGTATGGACGATTGGACCCTGCGCCACGTCCTTGAGCCAGAGGTTCATCATGTCGAGGTCGTTCTTTCGCCCCGCATCCATGAAAGCCTGAGCCACCCGGGCATGGTTCAGCACGCGATAGGAATTGTCCACGGCCTCGGACAGCGCGATGTCGCGGATCACGTCGCGCAGGTGAGTAAAGGCCACGTCCATGTCAAGATTCAGCGTCCGGCCGTTGCCGCTGGCCTTTCGCTCTATGGTGTGCCCGTGCTTCGTCTGCGCCTTCGCGAACCGGCCGGCCGACATGAACTTGTCGAGCTCGGTTCGGGCATCCAAGGCCGCTGCATGGCCATATCCGGCATCATACTTGATCGGGTAATAGCCGCCCTTGTAGGTGCCGAACTTCGTCGCGACCTGCCGGGCCTCGACCCGGCCGGGCTTCACCCCGGTGCGGCGCTGCGTCACAGCCTCGATCTGCGGCCAGTAACTGCCGATCAGATCCCACATCGATTGCACGAAATCCCAATCGCGCTGGTCCAGCACGTCTAGAACGGCATCGAGGTCAGCGCGCGTCATGCGCTGGTCGGCGTGCGCATCCGGCGCCAGCAGGCGAGCAAGATTGTCCTCGTTCCCCGTGTTCAGGGCGACCGCGATGGCCTTCCACTTCGACCACATGAAGCGCGTGCCGTTGATGTGCCGCTCGACCTTCATGTCGCGGATGTCCTTGGCCGAGTAAACCTTGAACAGATCGGACAGCCTTTCCGACAACTCGCGGTTCATCTCGTCCACGCGCACATAACCGGCGTCGATATCCTCCTTGATGGCCTGATAGGCGGCGCCGAACTCGTCGCCTCCATCCATGTCGACCAGAACGGTATCGGCGGTCAGCACCAAGTCGAGGAGATAGCGGCCGCGGCTTTCCTGCTTGATGCGGCCCGTGCCAATGTTCGTCGCGATGGCGTCGGCCACGGCAGTCGCCGTCGCGGCCAGATCCCGCTGCTTGCGGGCGCTGACCAACTTCTGCTTGAACCGGCCGAGATGATCGAGGTTCGCCACTGTGTCGAGCAACCCCCGGAACTCATCCAGCGACAGCCGCGAATAGTGGACCCGGCGCGCGTCGTCCATCATGCGCGGATCGATCATCAGCTCGGCCTCGCGGCCCTCGGCAATCATGCGGTCCACGAACTCGCGCAGCCGTTCTGTCTTGGCCACCTGCCCAGGCGAACGGCGGCGGAAATCGTAGCGGTCAAGCAAGTCGTCGATCTGCTCGATATAGCCCCCCTCCAGCTTCTCGCGCACCGACTTCTTGCCATAAGCCTGCATCTTCTCGCGGGCCTTGCCCACCTCGGCCTCGGCCTCGCGCGACAGATCGAACAGCGCGGCATTGAGGATCTGCTGTTCCTTGGCCTGCAAGGCCGTCGCCAGGGCTGATGCATCGCCCCTGGCGACCTTGGCAAAGGCGCGCTCGGCCTCGCGCCCCGCGCGCCGCTCGGCAGCCAGGAAGCGCGCCGGGGCCGATGCTTCGCGCACCGTCATGCGGCCAAGCATCAGCCGGGCGCGCTGGCGATACAGCGTCGCGGTCATGCTGCGCGTGTCGCGCCCGAGCTGCGCCGCGATCTGTCTGGCCTCGGCGACGTTCTTCTGCGCCTGCTGCTCGTTGTGGATCGCGTCAACCGCCTCTTGTTCTATGGTGCCGTCCGTCATCGGGTCGCCATATCGCTCCAGCATGATCCGGTCGGTTTCGGCATTGATGGCATCGATCCTCTTGGTGGTGTTCTGGAGAATTTGCACCATCTCGACCGCGCCGGCAAAGCCGAACATCTCGGCAGCCACCCCGGTCGAAAGCCCATCATCGGCATAGATCGCACGCTTGCCGCCGAAACGCTCGCGCGATAGCTCGGCCAGGACGCCGGGGCCGAACTGGTCCACCAGATCCTTGCGAGAAATCCGCACGTCGGGCGCGGGCTGCTCACCGTCCGGCGTGAGGATGCGGCCGTTGGCCATGGCCTCGATCAGCCGATATTGCGGCAAGGCATTGGTGCGAGCCTCAACCTCGACGCGCAGCTGTTTGCGCTCTGCCTTCCACCAGGATTCCTTTTCCCGGCGAACCTTTGCCATGGTCTTTTCCAGCAGCTTCGCCTCGGCTTGCTCTTTCGAGCGGCGGGCGAGCCGCTGATAGGTGTTCCAGTCGGTTTCCGACATCCCCGGCGGCCGGTCGCGGAACAGCGGGTCTGCCGCGGTTTCCGCGCGAGCCTGCGCAATCTCGGCATCCGTGGCCAACATCCGGTCGAACACCTCGCGAATCTCTGGCGAAAGCTTCACGTTCAAGCCGGCCATCGAGCGATAGATGCGCGTCAGCCACGCCTTGATGCGGGCGAACACGTCGGCCAGCGCCAGCGACGGCGCCTTGCCCTCCATCACATAAGCCTCAAAGGACCGGGCGAAGGTTTCGTGCTGTTCGGTGGTGAAGGCCGCGCCTTCTTCTGCACCGAGATAGGCCCGCACCGCCGCCATGTCGTCACGCAACGCCTGCGGCGCATCGTCCGCCCGGGCCAGAGCGTCCGAGGTTTCCAGGAAGAAGTGCCCCGCCTCATGCAGGAACGTCGACAGGTCGGCCGTCTCGAACAGGTTGATGACGGTCTGGGCACCATCCGGGCCACCGGCGGGGAAGACAATGGACCCGCGGCGGCCTTGCGGCAATTCGCGTCCCTTGAAAACATCGTCACGGGAGAGTATCTTGCGCTTACTCGACCGGGTGAGATCAGCCCTTCGGGGCTGGACATAAGGGGAATTAGACCCCGGTTGGTTCGGACTCTGCCCGGTCGAGTGGTATCCCTCTCTTGCATAAAGCATTCGCCCTGCCGCAGCCTCGCGCGCCAGCCATTGCGGGTCATCCTTCAAATACACGCTGGTGATCAGATTTATCGGGCGACCTTGCGCGTCACGCTGGTTCTTGCGGATAGCCACGACCATCACGCGCCCATCTGGAAGCTCCACGGGAACAGAAACGATGCTATCCGGGTCTGTTGCGGATTGCAGGATATAATCGGGGTCATGGACCCGAGGGGCGATTCTCTCAAGAACTGCTGCTGAAATCTCGGGGTGGTCCTTCATCACCTTGCGGATTTTGCCTGCCATGAACTGCAAGGGCCGGTCTGCAAGCCCGCCAGCAGTTTTCAGAACCTCGCCCGGCCTGCCCATTCCAACCATGTCGGTCTGCGCAGCGGCACCCGAAACCACCCGCTGCAAGCCTTGCCGCCACATACGGACGGCGTTTCCGGGGACGGCATCCTGATACATTGTCCGCCGTGGCTCGCGGACCATGGTTTCCCGCGTGCCGAAGTCTTTGTTCCGGCCCTTATTCTCGACGAAACCGAAACGCCTGTAGAACTGGCGCAGGCGCGCCACCGACCCGCCAAAGTCAGCGGATGGCGTCAGCGCGATCTGCTTTCCAGCCGCATCAGCGTAATCGACGAGGCGCTGCATGTAGGCGGTGCCCGCTCCACGCTCGCGCTGATCGGCCACGATCTTTGACAGCGTGATGCGATCGGCATCTTCGGACAACTGAACGGCCACACCATCAGCAGGAATGGCATCGGCGCCGCGCGCGCCCTGATTATACTCCACGCCATTCGGATCGGCTTCCAGCGCCGCCGCAATCTCGTCGTTGCTCATCGTCGCCGGATCGAGGCCGCGCACCTGCAACTCTGCATTCAGCGCCGCGCGCGCCGGGTCCGGGCCCTCGCCGGGCAGGTATCGCATGCGGCCGCTGGCTTCCTCGCGCAACGCCTCCAGAAGCACCGCGCCCAGATCGGCAGCTTCGCCATCGTTCAGCCCCTGGACCTCGCCCATCAACTCCGGGAAATACCCCGCCTCGACCGCCTTTCGGCCCAGCTCGTCGAGCGGCAGCCCGCGCCCCTGCGCCGGCATCATCCCCGGCATGGTGCCCTGTGCCTGGCGTTCGCTGATCTGCGCCGCCGTTTCGGCCACGAGCCCTTTCACCTCAAGCGCGGCAACGTCGCCCCCCGCGTCCTGAACCCCGCCCTCGTCGATGACGAACTGTGTCAGGCTGCGACCCGTCTTTTCCTTTCGACCCGCCCGCATGTCGTTGAGCATAATGTCCAGCGCGCCGCGGCGCCGCGTCAACACCCCGCCATCCGGTCCCTGAACACGCACCCCGAACCGCTGCGCCAGATCCAGGGCATCGTCGCCCACCCTTTCAGCCATGCTGCGGAAGAACGCGGACATGACCCGCGCTTCCTTGTCGGCCACGTCGGTGGTGCGCCCCGCCTCGCGCAGTTGGGAATAGAAGCCGTCATAGACCTGCTGATCGGACGACCGGGCCGCGTCTTCGGCGCGCATTTCGGCCAGTTGTTGCTCGTAAGCCTCGGCGGCCTCCTCAGGAACCAGATCGGCGAACGCCTGAGCCTCTGCAATGGACAGCTCGTCTGCGTCCATCGTGGCGTTTTCGCGCACCCAAGCCTCGGCATCGGTGCCGGACAGATAGGCGGCGAAGTTCGAAAGCGGGATCGCCACGCGACCGCCGCTGATTTCCATCTCGGCGAACGTGTCGAGATCCACGCCCCACTGTTCGGCCATGGCGTCGTCGAACGCCACGTCGCGGGCCTGGAAGAACTCTCGCAACCCTTGGGCCGGGACATAGATCATCTGATCCCCGGCGCCGGCGCGATCCAGCCCCGCTTTGAATGCGTCGGGCGACCGCTCGCGCACCTTGGACGCCTGTGCCTGTTGTGACACCTGATCCAGTACGGCTGCGGTGCGGCCTGCATTTCGCGCACGTTCGGCGTCGCGCTCTGCCGCGATGGTGTTCGCTGTGCTTATGGTGCTGAGCCCACCGCCGGACACTGCGCCCGCCATCCCGGCATTGAACCATTTCAGCAGAGTCTCGTCGTTCAGCTCGACCTCGGCACCGCCCCCAGCCTGAACGGCATAATCCTTGATGATTTCCTGCCCGGCCTCGTTGATGAACTCCTCGATCACGTCGGTGGTGACTTCCCGACCGAGCCTCTTTGCCCAGCCCTCGGCCACCTGCTGGAGAACCTCTCCCGAGGCGCCCCTGAACGGTCGCGCGGCAGGGCCGAGAAGTTCGAGCCCGGCATAGGGCACGGCGCCAGCAACAGCTGCGCCAACCGCGCCAGTGTCAAACGGGTCTTGCCCCGCCGTGATCTGCTCGGCCCGGATATCGCCCACGCCCATGCCGTAACCGGCGCCGAGCGCCCCGGCCGGGCCGGCGGCCGCTGACGCCGCAAGAGTGGTCAACAGGAAGGGGGCCGCTTGGCCGAGATTGAACCCGGCCCAATCCATGAAGCCCTTTACGTCGCCGATGTCCGTAAAGTCGGGAACGCGGCCCTGCGTTTCACGCATCTGGTCCCGATAAGCCTGCACGCGACTGGTCAGCGCCGCCATCAGCTCCTTGTTCGACTGGACGGCGGTGATCGTCCTATCCACATACCATTTGCGCTTGTCCGCATCGCTCGCGACGAAATCCGCCACCATGGCGGCGGTCGGTGACATGGGGTCGAGACCGAGCTGTTCCGCGATCTGAAAGCGGGGCGTTGACGGGTCGATATCCTTCGCCCGGTCGAAGGCGTCGAGCCGTTGCAACATGGTCGCCTGCGCCCCGGCAATCGGGACGGTGGCGGCGGCCACGCCCATCTGCTTGGCGCCGGTGACGCCGGTTCGGAACCCGCGTCCGACCTGGCTATCGTTCAGACTGCCGCCGACTGCATCGCCATAGAGGTCGAGTCCCGGCTTGAGGTTGCGCTCGAACCAGGACAGGTTTTCCAAGTCGTCCTTGGCCAGCGCCGCATTCACCGGATCGGAGCGCAGCCAGTCGGAGAGCTTCGGAGCCTCGGCCAGCGCGGCGGCGGCACGCTGTTGCTCCAGCCGATCCTTGAACAGCTGAGGGAATGCCATGACCTGCCCCGCCGGGACGCCAAGCTCCTTGGCCGTGGCCAGCCCATCGGCGGCTTGATCCGGCTGCAATGGGTCGAGACGAACCCGCGCCGCAGTGCGTGCCGCTTCCTGCTGTTTCAGCTGATCGAAATAGGCGTCGAAAGGTCCGGCCATGCTGTCCTCGCTTCTGTCGCCAGCAGGCTAGGAAGCGAAGTGCCGTCGATATATGGCGGCGGTCAGCGAGACTGCGCCCAGGCCAGACCCTCGATCACCTCTTGCGGAGTCGGCGCCCTCCCCAGCGCGGCCTCGAACTCGCGCACGAAAGCCTCGATGATTTCGGGCTCGATGCGCTCGCCGCCGATTTTCAGGTCGCCATCGGCGATGTCCGCCGGCGTCACCCCATCGAAATCTATATCGAACGCCCGGCCATTCACCGAATTGAACAGCCCGGGCGGATCGATCACCACGGGCAGCAGCATGGCATTGGCCTGCTCGCGGATTTCCAGATGCGTCGGCATCCGCCCACCGTTCTGCGCCTGGAACTGCTGCGCCCACCGTAGCAGGCCCTCTTGCAGTTTCGCCACCTGCTTGGCGCCGGCCTTCTTCTTGTCGTCGATGCCTGCGGCCACCAGCAGATCCTTGGTGATGGTGTTGATGGTGGAGATGGTCACCGCCGAGGATGGGTTGGTTTCGCCTTTCGTGATTTCTGCCTGCTTCTGGACGAACGCCTTGAAATCCGTGTCGCTCAGGCGATTGCGCCATTCCAGCGGGTCGCGCGCCGCGAAGCTGCGGGGATCGGTCGCCGCCTCGCGGGTCAGTTCGACGAACAGTTCGGAATCGGTGGTCACCGGCTCACCGGCGCGAACCTTGCCCTGATAGGTGCGCAGGCTGGACATGCCTTCCTGGCCGATGGCCAGTTTCTGGTCGAGCGTCAGGCCGTCGATGTCGCCGCCTTGCTCGATCAGCGCGAATCCTGCACGCTGCGCCGCATCCTGGGCGGCTTTCTGCTGCGCGGCCATCTGCCCGGTCCAGAGCTGGTATTCCTGCAATGCTGCGGCGCGCTCGTCGGGGTCATCCATCTGTAGGATCTGCGTCACGGGATCGGGCCTTGGCTGCCGGGCGCCGGTTTCGCTCCAAGACGGCGCCGAGAACCCGCCCATCGGCATCTGCGTCCCACCGGCCTTCTTTTCCGCCCAGGACAGGAAATCCGCCACCGACATGCCGCGCAGGAACTCGTTGGCTCGCACCACGGCCGGGCCGACGATATCGGCTACGGATTCGGCCATGCCAGCGGTCAGAACCTTGAGCGCGCCGCCGGCGCCGAGGAAGTGCGCTGCGTAAAGCGTGCCATTGGTGATGGCCACGCCACCCCGGACAAGGATCTTTGCGTTCGCCTCCGTGAACGCCCGGATCGCGCGCTCCTGCTGGGCCGGATCAAGCCTGCCGTTCTCGGTCAACCCAAGGTCGGGACGGTTGCGCATGAGCTGCGACCATGTGCCGGCAGTGAATTGGTATCGACCCGTGGCGGTCGAGTTCGGGTTCTTCGCCGAGTCGTTGCCCCCGCTTTCTGCGGCGCGGATCGACGCATAGTAACCGTCGCTGATGCCGCCGGCCGCGTCCTGCGCCATGCTGCGCCCAACCTCACGCCCGCGCCGCCGCTTCGCCTCGGGCAAAAGCACGCCCTCAAGTCGGGCAACGTCGCCCGCGCTCATGCTGTCCCGATGGGCGTTGAGATAATCGAGCGCCTGACGTGGATCGACGTTGGCAAGCCGGGCAACGATACCGCCATGGATCGAGCCCTCGGCCTCTGCGATCTTCGCCGCCGTCTGTTCCGGCGACCAGCCATTGCGCGCGCCGGTTTCGCGAATCTCGTTGCGCGCGATGCTGAGCGAGCGGTCGATATGACCCGGGTCAATGACCGCATCGTCAATGGCTGACCTCACCCGCGCATCCGCCTGCCCGTTCAGGTAGGTGATCCGCTCACCGCCGGCGTGCCGGTCCACCGAGGTCAGCGCAGACTGGCGCCGGTTCTCCAGCGAAGACTGCACCATGTCCCGGGCTCGGGGCGACAGACCGCCCAGAATGTCGTCATAGCTCTTTTGCAGCGTCTCGGCCGCTTCCTTGCGCCGGGACAACGCATCGCCACCCTGGGCATAGAGATAGCCCGATCCGTCCTCGTAGAGCGTCTTGCGCACCAGATCGGAATAGCGCGTATCCGCCGCCTTCGCGTCGGCCTCGTCCACGTCGGCCTGCCACTGGTCGAACATCTGCCCGACATCTGCCAGTCCCTTGGCGACCTGCCCGAAACCGGACTGACGCGCCGCCACGCCCACGGGGCGCTGCGCCTGCACCACCTCGCGGCGCTCATATTGCGGAACCCTCATTGCCATCACGCATACCTCGGAGTTGCACGGTCACGCGCCCATTGGCTGTATTTCTCGCCCACCTTGGCGCCGGTCGACAGGATCGTGCTGGCCGCGCCCCAGCGCCCCTGCGACAAGGCATTGGCGCCCTCGGTGCGGCTGTTGGCCGCCATCTGGGAATAGTTGCCCGCCTGGTTGCGGAAGTTCTGCCGGATGGCGAAAGCGTCGTCCTCGATGGCGGCCTTGGTATCGTCCAGCAGTTCGATGGCCGAGGCCGAGCTGACATCGACGCCGTTCGCCGCCATTGCGACGCGCTGCTGCGCCAGCACGGCCGCCCCGGCCCGGCGCTGGCGTTCGGATTCGTCCTCGCCCTGGCGCAGCGATTCCCGCGCGGCGGCTTCCTGCTGGCGCGCCGTGGCCTCGGCTGCGGCCTGCGCCGCCCTGCCCGACTGGATCGAGGAATATGCGCCGACGACGCCGGAGCCGACGGAGAACAGCGAGCCCAGGCTGCTGAACAGGCCGCCTCCCCCGGACGAAGTGGCGGCGGTCAGTGCGGCGGTCAGCGGATCAAGGCACATCAGTTCATCTCCATCTCGAAATGCAGGAAGCGATGCCCCCGCAACACCACCGTCTTTTCCGCGTCGAACCGGAACCCGATCCACCGAAGCCAGCGCCGCGCCACCAGGTTCTCCTCGGCCACCAGGTTCCAGAGCCGGCGAAAGTCCTGCCCCAGCCACTCCACCCCGACCCGCGATCCCGCCACGAACTCGCGCCGCACCTGCGGCCGGTCCACGGCGCGCGTTGCCAGCGCCCAGGGAAAGCCGGTATCGGACATTGCCGTTGCCGCCTTCACCCCGAAGATACAGACCAGATCGCCATCCATGTATGCTGCACGGCATCGGCGGGATTGCGCCGCCAGCCGCAGCAGGTCATGGCGTGCGTCGCCCGTGCCCATGCAATCCAGCTCCAGGCGGTCGATGGGGCGCAGGCGCGGCAGCAGGGCGTCGATCACGTCGGCGGTGATGGGCGCGACCGTGACCGCCATGTCAGTTCCGACCTATCGACAGCTCGACCGAAACCGCCAGCACCGTCATGGGCAGCGGATAGTCCTGGCGCAGCGTCACCGTGCCGTCCCGGTTCCATTGCGCCGGCACCGTCAGCTCATGCATGCCGGTCCAGAGCGGGATTTCATCGGCAAGATCGCCGCCGGTCTGCACCAGCTCGCTGGCCCGGCCGTCGTCGGTAACGACCTTCACCCCGCGGGTGTTCTCCATCTGGATACGCACCGCGCTGACGCTGTGTGGCCGGCCGCGCGCCGATCCGACATCATCGAACTGGATGGCGGGCGGAAGCGTCTCCATCTCGGCGGTGAACGGCAGGCCTACATGCACCACGCCAGCGGCGTGCGGCAGGGTGACCGACCCGCCCTCGACCGTCAGCCCCGTGACGACATCGCCGTCGGCCAGGGCAATGACCTCCCTGCCCTCCAGGTGATCAAGGCCGCTGATCGTGGTGGTGGCCGGCCCGGAATAGCTGATGCCGCAATCGACGAAGAACGCATCGGCCGCCGTGGCGAAATCCCGGTCGTCGAAGCGCTCGACATAGCGCCGGTGCTGGCCATCGATAAGCCGGCGCACGATCAGATAGGTGGCGTCGCTGGCGCCCTCGGGGATGCAGGCCACGCTTTCGACCGCGCCGTCGATATCCATCTCGGTCCACGCCCAGACCTGATGCTCGCGCTTGTAGGTCAGCGCCAGCAGTTTGCCGTTGTCCAGAACCACCCAGATGATCGACCAGGGGTTCTTGGCCATGGCCCAGCCGACGATCCGGCGCCCTTGCAGGAAATGCGAGGCGAAGATGGCCAGATCGTTGCCGGAGTATCCGTCGCTTTCATAGGCATAGCGCAGATCGCGCACGCCCCGGCCGGAGCGGTCCACGAACAGCACCGTGTCGTCGGCCACCAGCGGCTTGACCGTCGCGCTGCCGATATAGCCGTGCTGGGTGACGATGGGATTCAGCGCGTCGAAACCGCCGTCAGGCCCGGAAACGGAGAACTCGCCCGCGCTGGTGAACACCAGCAGCTCGCGCAGCTGGAGCATGGCGCGGATGCGGTTCAGCTGTTCGCCGGCCATGTCGAACTCGGCCCGGTCGGAGGAGGTCATGTTCTGCGACCGGGTGAAGTTCAGATAATCGCCGACGCGGGACAGCCAGACCGTCTCGGGCTGCGCATCGCTCGCGCCGAAAGCAAGGCGCTGCTGGTAGATCGAGACGACCGAGGGATATTTGCCCGCGGCATCGAACAGGCTGGCCTGAACCGGCGGCGTCACGGTGCTGTCGGGCGAAATGTTGTCGTCGCGGAATGACGTTCCGGTCGTGAAGCCGATATAGCCCGGCACGCCGTTGCGCATGCGATAGACCCGGTATTCCGTGGCGCCGGTGACCGCGGAGAACGCGATGTCGTTCCAAGCGCCCTCGATGCTGAGCAGTTCCGCCGCCGTGGTGGCCAGCGGTGCCGAGGCGAAGCTTTCGACGCCACCGACCACGGCCGTCACGCGATAGCGATAGGTTTCGTCGCCGCTGTTGCGCGGCGTTACGCTGCTGATCGTCGGCGCCGCCACGGTCGGGTTGATCGGAACGGTGGCGATGCTCCAATCCGTCTCGCCGTTGCGCATGATGCGGCGCGGCGCAACCTGCCGGTGGGCGGCAAAGATCACGTCGACGGATTGCACTGCATCCAGCGCCTGCGCCTGGGTCGCCGTCCATGGCGTGGCAATGGTGTAGTCCACGCCGCCGGACTGGAGCCGCGCGCCGTTCTTCACGAACCCCATTTCGTTCTGGCCCATGATCAGGATCGAGGCGTCGTCGGCTTCCCGCACGAAGGGCAGCAGCCGGTGGCGATGCGCGCTGTCCATGACCTCGCAGACGAACCGCAGGCCCGGCCGGTTGCTGACGCCGCCATGGGCGTGGACGAATACGTTGCGCCCCTTGCGCAGCGCACTGTCGTAGCGCGCCAGATCGATGCGGCCCCAGAGGGCGGGGCCGAGAACGCCAGAGGCGAATGTGGGCTGGATACGCGCGGCCGGCATCAGTAGCCCCTCACGCGCAGCTGCATGGGATAGAAGGTCTGTTCCGTCGCCGGCCGGCTGTTGAAATCGGCCACCATCGCCTGATCCAGCAACTCGGCCGCCTCGCGCTTGGCGCCGGTGACCTTGGCGGCGTCGCGGGTGATCGGCATCGCGATGGCCGCGGCGAGATGCGCGGCCAGGACATCGGCAAATGCCGAGGTGAACACCGTCGGGTCCGTCTCGTCGCGCGTGTATTCGATCACGGCGCCGGGCACGTCGGAATAGATCGAATCCGCAGTCAGCTCGCGCAGCGTGTCGGGCGATTGGCCCAGCTGCATCGCCATGCGCGCCGCGGTCACGTCGTTCACCCAGCGGATCGCAGCCATATGGCCCGGCCGGGCATAGCGATAGGTCCACGCGCCCGCCCGGTCGTTCAGCGTCTCCTCGACCAGCTTTTCCCGCCGGGATGCAAAGACCCAGGGCCAGCGTTCCAGCAGCGAGAGGCGGATGCGGTCATAGTGCAGCTTGCACTGCTCGGCCTCGGGCGACGTATCCTCGAATGCCGTGATGGTTCTCGACCCCAGATAGGTCGTCAGCGCGACGTTGCAGATGGCGATGGCGGATTGCATCGGGGGCTCCGGTTATCGCGGGTCGATCCACAGCCCCGACGCCTGGAGGGCGATCAGGCTGGCGGCGCAGATGAGGGCGAGAAAGATGAGCATGGGGTTTCTCCATGGGGTAGCGCCCGGCCCCATGACAGGACCGGGCGGGCGGTCAGTCGGCGTTCAGCTTGTCGGTGATCTTGGTGATCAGCGTCTCTCGCTTCGCCGCGTGATGGGGTTTCTCGCCCATGACCGTTTCGTAATGCGCGCGCAGCTCGTCGTCGGACATGGCGGCCATATCCTTGGCACCGCCCGCCTGCTCGGGCGATTGGCCCGTGGCCTCGATCACCTCGGCTTCGGTCGCCTCGCGCATCCAGCGCCCGGAGAACAGGCCCGCCTCGATGCGAAACGGGCCGTCCTCGGGGGCGTGCCAAAGCCGGTCGGGCGATTGGCCCCGCGACTTGGCAACGACCCAGATCATGCGATCATCAGCCATTGGTCTGGAGCCCCGCAGCGATGCCGGCCGTGATCTTGCCCGCAGTGGGCGTGCCGGACACGACATAGTTCAGCCGCATGTAGCGCTGATCGGCGCCGAACGGGATGACGGGGATCGGAAACTTGAACCCAGCCTTGAGCTGCGCCACCGGGATGGCGGGAGAGGCCGCAACCACCTTCGGGCTGGCGAAACTGTTGGCCGCGGCCATCTGGACCTGCACCGTGACGCTGGTGCCGTCGGCGAAGTCCTCGACCACCTGCACCAGCAGGGGGATATCGTAGTTGCCGCCGATGTCGCGGGTCAGCTTCACGGGCGACAGGACGGGCTGCGCCGTGTCGCCGAGGTCGATATGGTTCGTCGAGACGGCGGTGGCGGTGATGGCCTGCGCGTCCGAGAACAGGTTTTGTGCGTCGAGATGCATGGCATCCTCCTGTCGGGGTTGTGGTGAAGCCCGGCCCGCTCGGAGCCGGACCTGTTCTTACGGGAAGACGATGGCAGCCTCGGCGTTGCTGATCGCGTCCAGGCGGCGCACCGGCATGTCGCCCCACATGGTGACGCGCTCGCCGGCGACTTCCTCGACCCGCAGCTGGACGTTCTTCTTGTTCAGCGCCTGCTTGCGCAGGAACTTCGCAACGGTGCGGCCGACATAGATGACGGTCTTGCCCTCGACGAGGTTGCCCTTGCTGTCGATGCCGACGCGGCTGGCCGTGTCGATCATCTCCTCGGCGTCGATCATCAGGTCGAGCAGGTCGGCGCCGGTCGCCGCGTCCTTGGTCAGCGCCGACACGTCGATGTTGCAGATCCGCGCGTTGCCGCGCCAGTCGCCCACCGACAGGCCCATGTCCCATTTCAGGTGGTCGACGAGGGCGCGGAACTTGCCGCTGCCATCCTGTGCATCCCAGAGCTGGGCGCCCATGTCCTTGTGAGACAGGCCGGCCGCCGAGCCCTTGGGGTAAAGCAGCGTGGTGGCGCGCGGCCCCCAGGTCACGAACCAGATCGAGGTGTTGTCGGAGCCGGTGCCGCCGGCATTGATCAGCTGGCGGCCCGAAGCCACGGCGGGATCGTCGTAGCGCACGTCCAGCCCCATGAACCCGTCGGGGGTCACGGCGGTCGAGCCATAGATCATGTTCCGCGCCATGAACTGGTTGAAGCCTTCGATCAGGCCAGACATCTCGGACGCGCGGAACGCGGCCTCGTTGCCGTTCAGCTTGGCAAGCGCCTCGTCGACGACCGAGAACTCTTCGGCCATGCCAGTGGTATCCACGACCTTGGCGGTGGTGGTCTTGCCCTGCTTGACGCCGGCGTTGTAGCGGCGCCATGCCGGCTCGGGAATGCCGGTGCGGATGACGTGCTGGTGCTTGGTGCCGTCGTTGCACTCGGTGAACACCGCATCCTTGAGGATCGGGTTCGATTTCTCGGCAAGCTCGATGATGTTGGCGATCTTGCCGTCCGGGTCCGTGCGCGACAGGATATCGACAAGGCCCGGATTCTGGATGTTCAGCTCGGCCATGGGTTATTCCTTTCCGTTGCCGTTGCCATAGAGCGCGTCGGCGAAGTTCCGGCGCGTCGAAGTGCCTGCCTGTCCGTTGACGACAGTGGTGTCGGCCACCATCTGCCCCACCTTCCAGAAGGCGCGCACAACGTCCGGGTGGCTGCCCAGCCCGGTTTCGTCGAGCAATTGCCGCAGTTCGGGCGTGCCGACCGCCTCCAGGCCCTTGATGGCCGTGGCGACGTTGGCGTCGTATTTCTCGCCCCCGAACTCGGTGTCCTTGCGCAGATCGCCGGCCCAGGCATCCAGCTGGGCATCGCGCTGCGTGATCATCTGCTTTTGGGCATCGCCCGCGAGCCGCGCCTGGCGCATCGCCGCCTCGGTCAGCGCATCGCGCGCCGTGGCGTTCGGATTCGCCTTGAGCCATGCGTCCATGTCGCCGGCGAAGGCATCGAAATCCGCCTGGAACGCCTCGGCCCCCTCCGGTGCCGCGAGGGAGAAGGGTTCGGCGCCCGCCTCGGCGTCGCCGGCCTTTTCGGCATCCTTGCCCTCGGCGCCCTCTTGCTCGGCAGCCGCATCCGCAGTCGCGGCGGCATCCGTCACATCGGCGCCGGCCCCTTCGGTGGCGGCCGCCGCGGTGGCTTCGGTGGTATCGGTCGAGGCATTGGCTTCCTCACTCATCAGATGTTTCCTTCTCGGCTTGCTGTTCGGCGGCGAGCTGGATGCGATCCATCAGCTCGGCGTGTTCGATCTGCATGGCGGCGAAGGTGCGCACGTCATGCGGGAAGATGCGTTCGTTCAGGATCATCAGGCCGACCTCGCGTTGCCCCTCGCGGAAGCCGTCCAGGTCGTTGCCGTAATAGGTGCGGGCGAACACATGGCAGCGCTCAAGGATCGACCACATGACCAGCCGGCCCTCGCGGGTGCCCAGCACCGTGCCCCACGCCTGCCGGACCTCCAGCGCCCGGCGCTCGGCGATAATTTCCGAGATGCGCTCGGTCATAGCGCCGCCCCCCGTTGCAGGGCGTCCATGCCGTTCAGGGTGGCCTCGGAAATGAGTTTCGCGGCCCCGGCCATGGGTTCCGCCGCCTCTATCGCTTGCGCCTGCGCTGCGGCTCGCGCCTTGGCTTCGCGGACCTCGCGCAGCTCGTCGGGCGACAGGAGGATGCCGGGCGGGCCGCCGACCTGATCCGCGAACTCGCGCATCATCTGCTCACCGTCGATCATGTCGATCACGTCGGGCTTGATCTGCGCCAGCGTGCCCGCGAAACCGATGGTTCGTTCGATCGCACCGATGCCGATGGCCTTCTGCGCCTGGGCCAGCAGCGAGATGTATTCGACCTTGATCGGGTTGCCCACGATGCCTTCCGGCGCCTCGGGCAGAATGTCGGCCTCCTGCATGTAGGCGAACGTCGCCTCGATCAGCGGTTGCAGCAGCTCGTGGTCCAGGCTTTCCAGCACCGGACCCAAGGCCATCAGCTTTTCCTCGTGACGCTCGGCAATCTCGCGCGCCGTGATCTGGCTGCGCCCGTCCAGCGCCAGCGCGGTCATCTGGAACAGATCCTTGTAGAACGCGACCTCGACCCGGCGCTGCGTCTCCTGGATATCCAGCAGCAAGCCCTGGACATCGGGCCTGACCTCATAGGCCGGCTTGATACCGCCGGTGGAAAGATCGGTGGCCGCCATGGCCGTGAAGCCGCCGGGCACGTTCTTGAAGAACATGCCGCCCTGCACCGCCCCGCCGATCAGGGGCGGGTTGTGCATCTTCTGGATCGCGATGGCCTTCTGTTCCTGCGACACCTGCAATGAGCGGGCATCGCCGAGCGCCACCATGCCGGGAGACGACGCCGACCATGCCTCGCCCTCGACCTGTTCCCAGCGCGGCGCCAGCAGCGGCTTGACCCGGTGGCCGCCGATCTGGAGGAACTGCCCGCTCGGCGCGTCCATCTCCCAATAGATCGAGGCCCAGGGCCGGCCGCTGGACTGCATGGCCTTCGGATCGCCGTCGGCGCGCTTGTCGATCATGTGGCAGATGGTGAAGGTCTGGTAATACTCGCCCGTGTCCCAGGCCCGGCGAACCGATTGCGAAACGGCATCCAGCCCCCAGGTTTCGACGATACCGCGCACCGGCATTTTCAGCTCGCGATACAGCGCGATCACCCGGCCGTTGCCGTCCTCGCCCAGCCGGAAGCGCCCGACTTGCAGGTTGTGCCCGCGCACCACGTCCTCGAAATCCGGCACCACCAGATTGGCTGCGGTGCCGTAGAGGCCCAGATCGCCATAGGTGGTGTCCAGCATGCGGTAGATGTTCGATCCCCGCATGACCTCGTACATGCGGCGCTGGACCTCGTGCAGCCAGTCCTTGACCTCGAACTCGGCTTCGTCCGCGGTGGATCCGCGCAGCCCCAGCCGGAACCACGGACGCGACGGGCTGGTCACGCCCGACATGAGCCCGGCGCGCAGCGTGCGCAGCGCCATCTGGGCGGTATTGTCGAGGATGCGCTTGTTGATGGAGGAATCGCTGCGCCGCTCGCTCGCCTCGAACCGGCCGCGCGTCGGCTGGATCGCATCCCGCAGCTCGCGGAAATGCCCCTGCCAATAGTCAAACTCCTGGTTCATCGCCTGCCGGCGATAGTCCAGGGTCTTGCGCAACTGCTGGTTGACGATGGCGGCCATGAACGATCAGGCCCCCAGAAGCGTTTTCTTGCCGTCCGGGGCATAGGTCTGCCCGGCGGCTTCGGTCAGGATGGTGCCCTGCCGGCCCGATTTCGAGCGGGGGCGCGACGCGGTGTTGAACACCGGCGCCTTGCTGGCCTGGTATTGCGTCGGCTCAGGAACATCCGGGGTGCCGCACATGATAACCTCTCGATTGCTTCGAGGGCATCATGCGAGGCGGAACGCCGGTGATATATGTTGGCCTAGCGCTCAATACCCCGTATCGAGCCGCAGCCAGCCGCCGTCCGTGGCAACCTTGAGCGTCACGTCCTCGTTGGTGCCGAGTGTGGTATCTGTCGTGGCGCTAAGCGTGGGAATGCCCGGCGAGCCAGTCGCGAACATCATGGAAAAGGCGCTGATCGCCTTGTCGCCGCTCTTTTGCTCAACCACGATATGCGCAATGTCCGACACCGAAACCGTGGGCGTCGCGACCATATCCAGCCAGGACAGGCTGAACCGCGCCGTGCTGGCCGCGATCTGGTTGCCGCCCGTGATGCGGACAGGACCGCCACCGTCCCGCAGCGCCTGCCACAGATAGCGGTTGTCTGGCGTCTGGTCCTGCGATCCGCTTTCCCAAGGCGCATCGTTGCCGATCCAGACCGACCAGCCCACCAGTTGCGATCCCATCCACTGCCCGGCAATTGCGCCCGTGGTCAGGCGGATTTCGACGCTGGTGACGTTGACCAGATCGGCCCCGAGGTCGCCCACCTCGTAGACCAGCGTTGCGCACCACGGCCCGGTCACATGATCAGGGACGCGGGGATAGGTGACGAGCGGCGAGGTGGTGATGCTGCTGCCGTTGATGCGCAGATCCAGATCGATCACAGGCGGCGCCCCGATGCCATAGACCCGCGAGACGATCCCGCCCGCCCGATCCAGCAATGCAGCGATCCGACGCGCATCCGAGCCGACATGCACTTGCTCAATCCCGGAGTTGGCCTTGGCCGCATCGGTCGCCAGCGTCAGCCCATGCGTTGCCCACGGCAGTATCCCGCGCTCGGCCTCGGACAGCGGTGCCCACTCGGCGGTGACGTTCGGGTTGTCATTGCCGGGGCGCAGGCGGATGCGATCGCATGCAGGCGTCAGAGCGTTGACCGGCCCCCACGCAGAGCCGCGCCGCGACAGGCCGAACGCCCAATTCGTGATGACCTGCTTTGCATCGCTGGGTTGGCGAGCGGCAACCGGCACCTGCCCGATCCGCACCAGAGACGCCCGTGCCCCGCGCGAGGTGCTGCGGCTCTCGCCAGCCTTGAGATAGTGGACCCAGCGGCCTATCGGATCGGCCGGGCTGGGCGCGATACGAACGCTGTCGATGTAGCCGATGGCCCGCGCCGGCAGATCGGCCTCGCGCACGCGCGGCAGGCGCACGATATGCCCCGGATCGGCCCAGAGCGCGGCAGGGTCAATGCTGATCGTCATCAGGCAGTCGTTGATCGGCGTGCCGTCATATGTGGACCTGTAGCACATGGCTAGATTGACCCGGCCACCGTCATACACGGCATGTATGGGGTTGCTGCCCAGCACTACACCCGTGTCTTGCCATGGCCCATAGGTCAAGCCATCCGAGGACAAAGACACCCACAGATTGTTGGCAGCGACGGGACTGGTTTCAACCCGGGTAAACATGGCCCATCCGTAGCCCGGAACGCGCACCTGCACTTGCTCCGAGGGGTTCGGCAGTGCGCCGGGTAGGCCGTCCGCGTTGCGCAGGACGCTTTCCGCCCAGGTGGCGCCATTGTCCAGCGTCCGCAGCCGTTTCGCCGCGCGCGAGCCTGCATAGGTGCCGACCATCCAGTCGCCCGATGCCCCGGATGGCCCGCGCATGATCGCGCCGTGCACGAAGTGATTGACGCTCAACCCGGTAATCTCGGCGCAGGACCAAGCCATTCCCGAGGTCGCCGCAACGCCAGCGGGGAAGTTGTCGCACCAGATGAACCACTGCTTTCGCGTCGTGTCGCCCGTGGAAAGCACGCCGCCGATCCGGCCGTCATCCATCCGGCCAATCGCGGCAGCACGGATGCGCGGGTTGTCGGCATCTGAGAAGATCGTCACGCGCCAGCGCTCGGTCAGGCCGGCATCCTCATAGGCCACCAGATCGAGCCGTGAGCCGCGCGAGGCATCGTGAGAGGCCGACACCATCTCGCACCGATAAAGCCAGTTCGTGTCGGCATCATACCAGAGGCCCGCATTCCAGAAGGTCCACGGTCGGTTGTTGTCCACGATAACCGCCTGCCCCTCGAAAGGTCGCTGTTCGCGCGGCGGGGCGCTGATGTAGTCGCCGCCCAAAAGAAAGACGCCGTTGACCGGGGCAATGTCGGTCGGAACTTCGCTCACGGAGTAGACGCGGCCCAGAAGGTCCACGGCGCGTCCGTTCTGAACAGTCGCCAGCGCCGCCGTGTCGTCGGTGATGCCATCACCGGCAGCGCCCGTGCGCAGGGCGTTGATCGGCAGGCGGTCCTGGACTTCGGTTGCCGACGCCAGCGCTTCCGTCGATTTCTGGTCAGCTGCCTGGGCGGTCGCCTTGACCGCCGCCGAATCCAGCGTCGCGAACTCGGGAAGAACCTTGAGCAACGTGACGTAGATAGCAACGCCATCGCCCCGCGCCCAGATGATATCCGCACCCTTCACGGGCCACATCATCGATCCGTTCACGGCATGACCGTTCGCTACATCCCCCGGCGGCGGCTCGCCTTCAGCTACAGCCAACTGCACCGCACCGTAGGAATCGATCATTGCCATGGCCTCTCGGCTTTTGGCTTCCGCGATCTTCTGCCAGCCCGAGGAGAGGATAATGCGTTTCGTCGCGCTGGCCATCAGGTCACCGTCAGGTTGGTTGGAGTTGCGGCACTGGCCCAGAGATGCTGGGCGGCTACCAGCGGCAGATCGGTCTTGCCCGTGACGCGATGCCCGGCCTGGGGCGGGATGTCGGGCGGGATCGACCTGGCGCCCACCGTGACGGCCAGGCTGAATTGCCCGGCGCCCTCGACCTTCACCACCTGCCCGTCAGCGCGCCCGCTGGCGATGCGCGTCCAGGAATTGCCCACCGTGAAATTGTGCGTCGTCGCCATGGCCCGCCCGTCTTTGTTCGGGGGCAGGATATGAACGGCGAGGAGGGCGATATATGTTGGCTACTGGCTACCCCAGACCGGGTGCCAATCCTCTTGCGCCCGCGCTTCCTGCTGGCGCTGGATCGAACGCGGCACCACGGGATAGGCGAAGGTCAGCGCCAGCGCGTCGGCTTCGTCGGGGCTGGAGACGCCGCGCTTCTTCATGTCGGATTTCTTCTCGATCTCAATCGCGTTGTTCACGTCGAAGCTGTAGAGCGGCCCGGTCAGGTCCATCTCAAGGTCGCGACTGTCGGGGATGCAACCGCCCGAGCGCAGCCATTCGCGCATGGTGGCCCACATTTGCGCGCGCTTGTTCCGGCATTTCGGCACACCCTCAATGGCGCGATCCGCCTTGCCGCCGAAGTTCACGCCGACGACGGAATAGCCCATCTGCCGGCAACGGTCGATCACGCCGCCGCCCACGCCGCCCTCGTCGATGAACACGCCGTCCGGGTGCAGGCGGTCAATCTCGGCCATGACGCGCGCGGCGACCGCCATGGTATCGGCGCCCTTCATGATGATCGGCGGCTCGGTCTGGGCGTCCCTGCCCCGCCGCGCCCATATCACGCTGCGGTCGTCGCCGAATCGCGCCACGTCCACGCCCAGCACCAGCTCGTCGCCGATCTGCGAGAACGGCTGGCGGGCCATGGCCTCGCGCACCAGCCCGCCGCCGATGAACTGCATGTCCGACTCGGCCTCGTAATCGCCTTCCCAGATATGGCGATAGCGGGCCTCGTCACCAGCCAGGTCGAGCAGCCGCTCCTCCTCCAGCTCGGGACCGCGGAACGGGTTGTCGCGCCAGTTGGCCTCGACGACCGTGCGGCTGTCCGCGAAGCGCGCGTCCTGGCGCATCATCACGTCCACCGGGTCGGAGCGCAGGCGGGGGTTGTAGGTGAACCAGATCTGCGACCCCGGCTTGCGCAGCGTCGGGCGCAGCATGTCGAGCGGCCCCTGCCCGGCGGTCGCGGCCTCCTCCCACCACGCGATGTCGAAGCCCTCAAGCGACTTGATGTTCTCGGCGTTGAACTCGTTCATGCCGTTGAAGGCAATGATGCCGTTACCCGGCGTCCTGATGATCCGATCAGATTCCACCGGCCTGATCGCCTCCGCCACCCCGAGCCGGGCCGCAGTCTCGACCAGCAGTTTGAATACCGACTGGTCGAGGGATTTTTGCACGTCTCGCAGGCAGATCGACGAAAGGCCGGGCTCCGTCAGGTGGCGCACGATCATGTGCATGGCCCGGTCCCACGACTTGCCCGACCCGCGCCCGCCCCAGGCGCACAGATACCGCCGCTTCGACTTCCAGAGCGGGGCAAAGACCTTGGGCGGGCGAACGTCGAGGATCATGCAGCGGCCCAGACGAGATAGCCCAGCCACATGGACAGCAGCGCGCCGGCCGCGAACAGGCGCCGCTGCATCCGCTCGTATCGCTTTGCGTCGCGCGCGTTCACTCGCCGTCCCCCACGAATTTCACCTCGACACGCTCGATCTGCACGCGGCCATTGATGTCCAGATCCAGCTTGTCGCCGTATTTTTTCGGCTGTCGCTTGCCGGCCGTCCATTTCAGCGCGTCGATGGCCGCACGGGCTGCCTGAGGGTCCAGCTTGCCCGCCAGCACGCGATCCACGATGTCGCCGATCTTGTCGGCATCCGCGTCCGCTTGAGCCTCGCGCGCGCGCGCGTAGTCGACCCTGAAATCTTCATCATCCCGCAACCAGCGAATGACGGTCGAATACCCGGGCATGCCCTTCTTTCGCAGCACCTTGGCCAGACTGTCACCGCAGGCAATCGCTTCGCAGATCGCGTCCTTGTATCCGGCAATGGTTTCCGCATCCCTCTTGATCGGCATACTCAAACTCCTCCGTCGTGAAGCTGCGCGACCTCCTTGCGGCATGCTGAGCACATCCGCAGGCCGTGATCTATGTTGGCCGAAACGCCGCACCGCATGCAGCGCCGCACGGGCCGAAGGACCCGCCCCGCATCGGGTTTCAGCACCCCGGCGTCGCGCATGAGCCTCGCCGCGGCGAGCGAGCCGTATTTGTTCGAGATGCGGGCGCGCAGGCTGTTGTGCGTCACGCCGTGCATGCGGGCGGCCTCGGCATAGGTCGCGTCCGGCGTCGCGATGATCCATGCCTCGGCGTCGTCGATGGGTCCGGTCTTGTAGGGCGGCGCCATGGTGGTCACTCCGCAGCTTTCGGGCGATAGGCCGCGAAGTTCTCGGCCGCGCGAACGGCATCCTCGTCTTGCCGCGCCTGCTCGGCCTCGGCCTTGGCCCGCATTTCCGCGATCATGTCGCCCAAGACCGTGGCGCGGCGCTTGCGGCTGGCCTCGGCCTCCTCTTGCGTCTGCGTCGCGGTTCCCTCAGTCGGCAACGCGCGGGCGCGCAGCTCGCGCTCGGCCTGCTCGGCAGCCGCACGCTCCAGCGCCGCCTTGATCTGCCGGCGCTCGGCAACGAGCCGGTCGCAGACCTCGGCCAGCTCGGCCCATGCCGGGAAGAACCGCCACGGATGACCCAGCAGCGCCTCTCGGGACACGTCGGCGGGATAGGCCGAGAGCCGCGAGCGATAGGCCGAGAGGCGCAGCGCCTCGACCTCTGGCGCGTCTTCGCGCCGGGCGGTGATCACGGAAAGCTCGGCGATCCAGAGGTTGACCTGATCCGGCATGGCCGGAGTCATGCTGGCGTCCAGCTTGGCGCGCGCCGCCTCGATCTGGTCGGCGGTCTCGCCTGCCGCGATCCAGCCGCGACGCGTGGCCTGCGCCGGCACAATCGTGCCGTCCGGCTTCTCGTAGCTGCCCCGCCAATCAATATCCTCGCGCAGCCGCACTCCGCATTGCTGCACCAACGAGGCCACCGACCTGTTGACTTCCGCCGTGCTGCGAGCCGCGAGCCATAGCGCGATCTGCGGCGAACTTCCTGGCGTTGCCGAGCCATGTTCGCCAGCCGGCATCCCAGTCCTTGAAGGTTGTTCCTTTGGCGAGGTGAAAATCGCGGAATCGTTCGGCTTCATGGCGGATTTCCTGATCGGTGAAGTTTCGGGAATGGGCGTCGGCGATGTTGCGATCCGATGGCACCCAATCGGGCGGCAGCGCGCAGGCACGCTTCGGAGGTGATCGAGGGGGCTTTTTGGAAGAACCGATAGGTTCTTCTTTTTCTTCTCTGACTCTGGACTCTGAAGAAAATGCCATGGCATCCGCATGGCAATTGCCAGATGCCACTTTCTTATCTTTCAATGCTTTAGCCTGTCCGCCTGCGCGTCCAGCCGTTGCGCGAACTTCACTTTTTTTGCGCGCTTTTTCGTGCTCTTTTGACAGGCGATGGTTCGTTATGCTGTCGCCGTCCACCTCGAAAAACCGGCTGATTTCGGCCCAGACCGGCTTGAACTTCGCGGGCGACATCCGGGCGATCCGGGCCAGTTTTGCCATGTCATTTGGCAGGCGCGCGTCATGCCGCCACATGGTCATCAGGATGAGCAGATAGGCGCCATGCTCGACCGTGGAGAGGTCCAGCGTGTCGGCCAGATAGTCGGCGACGTAGAGCTGCATGAACGGCTGTTCAGCCATCAAACCACCTCCACCTCGACGATCACCGCCCCGTCCCGGCACCTGTCCCCGCGGATCGGCGCTTGCAGCTTGATCCGGCCGTCATCGATGCGCAGGACCGCCGCCAGCGCGTCCCGGACGCCCTTGTTCGCGGTCACCACGTTGTCGTCGTCGACGGTGGTGACGGTGCTGGGTGGGCAGTAGATCAGCGTCATGCGCAGCTCTGCGTCGGCCGGAATTCGGGCCTTGTGCCAGCCGGCCTCGCGCGCCAGCGCGTCAGCCAGCTTGCGCTGCGCCTTCACCTTGCGGGCGCGCTTGCTCCAGTGCAGGCGTGAGTTCGCAGATAGCTCCGAAGTCTTAGCCCATGGCAGTTTCACGCGGAGGATCATGCTCTGGCCCTCACCACTGCCGGAAAGCGGTTCTGGGCGTCGAAGTGCATCCAGCAGCAGTTGTCCTTGCCGGGCGTGCCGTTGCCGAGCCACGAGACGCGGCCGATCGGCACAATGTCGCTGCACTGGTCGATCAGGCGGCCGAAATAGCCATTGGCGGCGAAGTCCCAGGGGAGCAGCACCCAAGCCGGCGCGATGCCGATCAGGTGCTTGATGATGGATAGCGCCGGGTCGCCCTTTCCGCCGGTGACAGGCCAGGGAACATTCGTGATCCACAGGTTAACGTCATCCGCTGCCTCGATATCCGCCACGGCCATCGCTTCAATGCCCGGTCCTTGCGGCTCCAGGTCAGAGGCCCAGACGCACCGGCCCGCCGGCCACAGATCCCGCAGATGCCCGATCAGCGCCCCATCGCCTGCGCAGGGCTCGCCATAGCGGGCCCGTGGCGGCAGATACGGGATCAGCGGCACCACCGCTTCGCGGGGCGTCGGCCAGAAGCCACGCGGGCGCTGGGGAAGGCCGGGGGTTCGCTTGCTCATCAGCTCAGATTCCCAGCCTCTCGCGATAGCTGGACCGCAGGCTTATCCCAGCCGCCCCCCCCCATTCGCCCTTACGGACGATGGCGCCGAGGTCGCGCACCAAGCCCTTGGGATAACCCCTGCGCTTCGCCGCGCTGGTCGCATCCTTCTGGGCGTCGCTGTAGGGTTCTCCGACGACATAGCCATCGGCATAGAGCCGCGCGAAATGCTCCAGCTCGCGCTCGGTGGCGTCCCAGAGGCGATCCTTGACCGCCAGATCCTCGGCCGTTTCCTTGAACTTCATCTCAGGCCCTCCGATGGGTTGACGGGCCATCCGCCGCGGCCTGGAGGCGCCCCAGCGCCATCGCCAGCCGCTGGCGAATACCCTGTGTCTCGAATGATTTCGGTGCGCGGCACGGGCATTCCGCGAGCGCGACGCGCAGGCCGTGAACCTCGGCCAAGGGGATGCGGATGACGGCATGGCCATCCTCGACGCGGACGGAGGCGGTCAGGGTCATGCCGTGGCCCTTCCGGTCACTTCATCCGCGAACCCGCCCCATTGCGATGCCATTGCGGCAGCGAGGCCGGGGAAGAACCGCGACCGATCCGATTTCCTGTTCGGCCCCGGCGCCGCGCGGTGGATTTCGTCCCGCGCCGTGCTGCCGTCCAGTGTGCCGGTCGGCTTGAGCTTGGGCAGGCCGCGCAACCACAGGCAGGTGCGCTTTTTCACGTTGTCCGGTCCTGCTTCGTCGGTCCCGAACTGCCACGGCTGGACGCTCTGCGCGAACGGCTCATAGCCGCGAATGCGCGCCTTGGCGTGCTTGTGCATGACCGGGTTTTCCACGGCGATGCGCGGGATCGGAGCATTCCAGCAGTCCGAGAACAGCGCGGCGCCCTCATCCAGCAGCCGCCACATGATGGCCAGCCTGGCATCGCGACCCAGAACCGACCATGCGGCCTTCTCGACCGCCGTTGCCTCATCCGGGGCGTTTGTGGGCGGCTCCTTGAGCCAGCGGACACCGCTATTCGCCAGCCGGGTGCAGGGCGGATGCATCACCGCCAGCAGATCCCAGCCTTCATGCAGCAGGTCACGCACGTCGCCGACGATGTGGCGGTTACTGCGATCCTCGGCCGGCATCAGGTCGCAGGACCATGCATCATGGCCGAGGGCGGCAAAGGCGCGGCGGACGATCCCGCTGCATTCACAGGCGATCAGCACCCGCATCATGCCGCCTCCATCAACACCAGCGCCCGCTCCACGGTGATGTTGAGCGCCTCGGCGATGTCGGCCAGCGAATAGCCCTGCCCTCGCAGGATGCCGATCATCTCGCGCCGCGCCCGGTCGACGGGCCTGAGCCGGACGATCTTCGGCGCCGCCTCGGTCTTGGCCAACTCCTCGACCCGAACGACCATTGCACCGGGATAAGGGATCACCGCCCGCGCCATAGCGGCTTTCTTGTCCGCCGCCCGGATGACATGGCTGATGCGCTCGCCGGCCGGCATCTCGACGGTGATCTGGAATTTTTGGAGGGGCGTTTGGCTATCGTCGGCCATGGGTGCAACCCTTTCGACGTGAAGGATTTTTCATTTTCTTGGCCAGCCGAGAGAGCAAAGCCCCCCCGATACGCGACACCGGATAGGTGACGGCGAAAATCAGCGCCCGGAGCATCCTCATGGCTCACCGCCAATTCGGCGTGCGAGTCGCTCGGTCTTGGCCACCACGTAGTCTTCGAGGATTTCGGCGATGTAGTGCGGCGCGTCGTGCTTGCGCTGCATGTAGTTGATGATCTGCCGCTCGCTGATCCGCGTGAGCCGCGCCGCTGCACTGGCGACCGCCTTCTGGGTATGCCCCGCGTCGCCGAAACCGGCCCAGATCAGATCCGAAATCTTCTTCCTCGTGGCCTCCCTGACGGAAGCCACGGATTTTGCAACATTTTGCATAGAAATAGCCCCATGATGATCTTGTGCAGAAGGATCATCAACAGAACGGCGAGAGGGGGCGGCGGCGGTCATCGCGTCGCCCCCTCGGGAGTTTGGGCGGGCCAGAAGTCGTCGCGCGACAGGGGCAATCCCCTTCGCAGCGCAGCATCCAGCACCACCGGCTTCTCTGCGTCTGGAATCGTCCCGCGGACCTTCCAGCCCCGAACCGTCGAGGGCGCCCGCCCCAGCGCGGCGGCCGTGGCGCGGATTCCTCCGAACTTCTCGATTATGGTTTGTGCGTAGCTCATGGGCGCAATGTGCGCTATTTGCGCCCATTATTCAAGCGCATATTGCGCACAGACGCGGCCAGCGTTCTCATGCGATGCAACAAGCATGAGTGATCAGCAGGTTACATATGCGCTCCGTGCGCTACGCGAGGGCGCGAAGGTCGGCGTGCGGGAAATGGCCAGAAGGCTGGGAATCTCCCCGAACAGCTACACGCACTATGAGAACCCGAACCGATTCAAGGATCCCTACCTTCCGATGCACTGGGCCGAGAGGTTTGCCGACGCCTTGGAACCGGATGGCGTGCCCAGGGATGCGGTTCTCGCCTTGGCCGGTGTATCTGACGTGCCTAGCGAGGAGAGCCTCGACGCACGCCTATCGAAGCTTCCTGCGGATCGTCGTCAGAGGGTTCTTCAGTATCTTGCCGATCAAGAAGCTCTTCACGAGAGAGAAAATCCAGCACGCGACGCCGATACGAAGGAGGCAGGGCAATGACCCGCGCCCCAAAATTCACCCTTTTACTCATTCTCTCCCCTGCGAACTTCTAGAACAAACAAAGAACACGTTAAGCAAGAATCCGCCGCCGGCGACATGTAGAAAAGGATAGGTGCGGTGAATGTTCGAGGCGGTGACGGCGGCGATAATCATGTCCGGTGTAAGCGCGCTTCTCTCGGGAACGGGGTGGCGTGGCTTCTTGTTTGGAATGGCGATCCTTTCCGCGACCGCCGTCTTGCTTATGGCGATATTCTGGCTGATAGGCGCGCTTCCGTGATCCGGTTACTCACCGCTGCCGTGTTGCTTTTGCCCGGGGCCGCGACCGCCATGTGCTTCGAGCCGTCCGAGCCTTATTGCATCAGGGCCTATGGGACGTTCGACGACCAATTCAGCTTCGAAAGCTGCCGCGGGCAGCTCAGGAGCTATCAGAGCGATGTTGAAAGCTTCCTGGACTGCCAGCGGCGAGAGATCGACGACTCCATAACCAGGATTGAACAAGAGCGAGACAACATCCAGACCGCGCAGCGAAAATCGCAGGACGCTTTGGACGAGTTCAACGCTGCGGTGGAATACTGGAACTGCAAGGCGAACGGAGGGTCAATATGCTGACCCCAGAGGCCCGCATAGCCGCCCTCAATGCCGAGCTAGCCGAAACGCAGGATGCCGGCGCTGCGCTGGTGGTGCTGACGATCCAGTCGATGGGCGCCACGCCCGAGCAGATGCAGCGGATCGCGGACGAGTATCAGGACATCGCGGACGGGCGGATGCGCAGCAGGATCACAGCCATCATCGCGCGGAAGGTGGCGGAGAGGTTGAGGGGGCGATGCTGATGCAGAACCCAGATAGCCGCTAATTTTTTTACTTGCAAGCAAGCAAATTCACCCTGTATTAGCAAGCATGTGCTTGCTTGATGGGGGCGTGATGAACGAGGAAAGCAAACAATCCAAAGGCGGAAGGGCTCGCGCAAAGCGCTTAACCCCAGAAGAAAGATCGAGAATCGCCAGAAATGCCGCTATAGCAAAGCATGCTAAAGCAGATCGACCCGTTGACGGCGCTGAATACCATATCAAAAACATGCCCCAGGAAGAGATTGACAAGCTTCCTTTTGCCAAGTGGAGGGGCAAGATAGATCTTGGTGGGGATGAGCTTGATTGCTACGTCCTCGACGATGAGACCCGTGTCATATCGTCTGGATCGACAACGCGTGCAATCGCCAATGTTGAGCGCGGCAGCCTGCAGGATTACATAGGACAGAAGGCACTTAACCCTTTTATAGAAAAAGAAAAAATCCTGCAGGAAACCATCAGGTTTTCGATCCCCGGAACGCAGTGGGTGGCCATTGGCATCACCACTGAGCATTTCGAGCTGGTCTGCAGGGGATACGTGCGCGCCCTCTACGAAGGTGCCGCTTTGACGGATCGTCAGCGCGATATCGCCATCAAGTGCGCTATGTTGACGGCTGGGCTGACTCGCACCGGCCTAGACGCTCTCATTGATGAGGCTACCGGCTATCAGTATGAGAGGGCTGAAGACGCTCTGCAGGTGAAACTGCGCGCATTCATTGCTGACGAACTTAGGGATTGGGAGAAGACCTTCCCTGATGAGTTGTGGGAGGAATTCGGCAGGCTGACAGGTTGGGCGACGCCGCTGCAAACTCGCCCGAAGTGGTGGGGCAAGCTTGTTATTGAGCTTATTTATGACACCCTAGATCCTGATGTGGCTAAATATCTCCGCGAAAATAAGCCGCCTGCAGGGATTCACTGGCATCGCCAGCTAACTGACAACCTTGGCGTTCGTCAGCTTGTCTCTAGATGCTGGGAGGTGGTCGGCATGTCGAAGACATGTGAAAGCATGCATGAGTTGCGACAACGCGTGGCGGAACACTATGGCAAGAAGCCCGTGCAACTCACGCTATATCTGAAGCCCAAGGATAAGTAACCCCAACCCCGCCTCGGCGGGGCTTCTTCATTCCAGATCGGCCCGCGTGACCGGGCGTAGCTGATCCACCCCCAAGCAAAAGGCGGAGCTACTGCCCCGCCATCCGCTTCAGCGCATAATAAGATCAGCCTCTGCCAAGCTCGTTATAGCCCCGTTCAAAAGCAGCGAAGAATTTGACTCTCGCAGTTTTTTTTGCTTTGGCGCGGTCCATTTTGCGTTTAGTGGCAGCCTCTGAAGGCGCTGCATCAGCCTTGTCGTGACGCGCGCCGTCCATTTCATCAACTGCCGTTTGAAGCATACGCTGCTCTTTCTGTTGGGTAGTCCGTTCGTGGACCATCAAAGGCCCTCCATAACACCGGACAGTGATACTGACCGGATGCTGCACCGTAGCATAAAGCTGCACAGATAGCACGGACTCATATGCCCGCCCTCACCGGCGGGCTTTTTCATGCGCGGCCGCCCCGCGCTGGCAGGGGCAGGATAGCCCGGTGATTCGGCGCGCGCTACAGATTTGTGCGCTTTAAGCGCCCGATGTGCGCTTTTTACGCTTGACGCATTGGGCGCATTGTGCGCACACTTCATCTCAACGGCGCACCCCACCGCGCCAGCAGATGGAGCATCCCATGCCACGCCTGAACATCGAGAACTGCGTCGTCTGGGGCACGATTGCGTGCCTGGTCGTCGCCTTCTGGGCATCGGCCGTCGTCTTCGGCGTCCCGTTCGCCAAGCACATCATCGAAGCCGCGACGCAGCGGCCCGCCGCCTGCGCCGGGCTGAACGGCTGGGACTGCGCGGCCCGTGCGGATGGGGGCTGGTGATGGCGTTCCAGTTCGAGCCCTACCGCATCCCGCCGCACAGCGGCAGCGAAGACATCTCGGACGTGTATACCGAGGAAACCGACCCGGAGAACGAGCGCGGCGAGTGCTGCGAAGCGTTCTTCGACGACGAGGTAAGCGGCTACGGCTGCCACTGCGCGCTGATCGCGATCCGCGTCACCGGCGGGCTGGGGGATGACCTCTGGTCGGTCAACCTGCCCCGCGACATGGCGATGAAGCTGCTGAACCCCATGACCGTCACGCGGCTGGAGCGCAGGCGCGCCGACCGGCTGGACGACGAATAACCCGAAACGGCCGGCGCCCTCCTCCCTGCCGGCCGCCCTGCCCCTGCGGCTCTCCTCCTCCCTGGCCGCAGGGGCGACAGTTTCAAACGAGGTTGAAGATGAACCAGATTGCACGGGATGAATTCCTGCACCGCAGACGCGCCGGGATCGGCGGCAGCGACATCGCCGCCATCCTCGGCCTGTCGAAATACAAGACGGCCTATGACGTGTGGCTCGACAAGCGCGGCGAAGCGCCTGCCGAGGACGAGAGCGATAAGCCCTGGCTCTATTGGGGCTCGGTGCTGGAGGATGTGGTGGCCAAGGAATACGGCCAGCGCACCGGCAGCAAGGTCCAGCGCGTCAATGCCCAGCTGATCCACCCCGAACGCGATTTTGCCGTGGCGAACATCGACCGCGCCGTGGTCAACCCGGATATCGCTGGCCGCGTCTGGTGGAAGGATGGGCGCCTGACCACCGATCGCATCCTCGAATGCAAGACCGCCAATGGTTTTGCGGCGAACCTGTGGGGCGAGCCCGGCAGTGACCAGGTGCCGGAGTCCTATCTCTGCCAGTGCCAGTGGTATCTCGGCATCACCGGCGCCCGCTACGCCGATGTGGCGGTGCTGATCGGGGGATCGGATTACCGGACCTATACCATCGAAGCCATGCCCGATCTGTTCTCCGACATGATGTCCGAGGCCGAGGCATTCTGGAAACTGGTGCAGGACGGCGTGGCGCCCGATCCGCAGACGCTCGCCGACGCGCAGGCGCGCTGGCCCCAGCACGTTGCCGGGAAAACGGCCGTCGCCTCGATCCCGACCGTCCGCGCCATCGAGGAACTGGACGCGATCAAGCAGCAGGCCAAGGCGCTGGCCGAGCGCGAGGAAGCCTTGAAGCTCCAGATCATGGCCGAGGCGCAGGATGCCGAAATCCTGACCGATATGGGCACGCCCATCGCCACGCTGAAAACCCAGAGCGCCACACGCATCGATGCCAAGGCGCTGCGGGCCGACCACCCCGGCATCGCCGACCTCTACAGCAAGACCAGCAGCTCGCGCGTCTTGCGCATCAAATCCAGAAAGGAATGATCGTGAACACCATGACGAAGCCCGCCACGGCCGTTGCCGTGCAGCCGGAAGGCGCCGCGGTCGCGCCGCAAAGCCGCCCTGCTATGGGGTTCCTGACCCCGGCCAACCTCGGCGAAGCGATGAAGATGGCCGAAATTCTGGCCGACTCGTCAATCGTGCCGAAGGACTTCCAGGGCCGGCCGGGCAACGTGCTTATCGCGTGCCAGTGGGGGGCCGAGCTTGGGCTCCAGCCCCTCCAGGCCATGCAGTCCATCGCGGTCATCAACGGGCGCCCTTCGATCTGGGGCGATGCGATGCTTGGTCTCGTGCAGGGCTCCGGCCTTCTGGATAGCATCCACGAGGAAATCAGCGACGACGGGAAGGTTGCGACCTGCACCCTGCGCCGCCGCGGGCACGCCCAGCCGATCAGCCGCACCTTCACCATGGAGGATGCCGACCGCGCCGGGCTTAGCCGCAAGGACGGGCCGTGGAAGCAATACCCGAAGCGGATGCTCCAGCTGCGCGCCCGCGCCTTCGCCCTGCGCGACGGTTTCGCCGATGTGCTGCGCGGCGTGGCAATCGCCGAGGAAGCCCGCGACACGCCGGTGATGCGCGACGTGACGCCCGAGGGCGCCCCCGTCAGCACGGCTGAAAAGGTCCGAGCGAAGGTATCGGCGAAGAAGACCAAGGCCGAGGGGCCGTCGCTGAGCGAGGTGCTTGAGAAGATCGGCGCCGCCGCGACCGAGGCTGCGCTGAACGAAGTCGGCGCCGACTGCGGCAGGCTGCCCGACGCCGATAAGGATCAGGCCCGCCGCGCCTATGCCGACCGTCTGGCAGAGCTGCGCGCGTCGGATCTGGACCGGATTGAAAGCTTGCTGGCAGCCGAGCTGGATGCCGGCGCCGACCTCGACGCTGTGCTGGAAACCTATGCCGAGCAGATCGACGACCTGCGCGCAAAGGACTCCGGCGCGGCCGAGGCGATGATCGCCCGCCTGCGCGGATAGCCTGAACCCTGACGCCGCACCCCATCGCCGGGCGCGGCCACTCCCCGGCTGGCCGGTTCGCAAGCGCCAGCCGGGGCTTTTCGAAACAGGAGACGACCATGCAGGACAACGACACCTATACCGTCACCGCGGATGAGCTGCGCCAGTTCGTCGAGCGCATCGAGCATCTGGAAGGCGAGAAGCGGGACATCGCTGAGCAGATCAAAGAGGTCTACGCCGAGGCAAAGGGCCGCGGCTACGACGGCGCCGCTCTGCGCCAGATCGTCGCCCTGCGCCGGAAGGACAAGGACCAGGTGGCCGAGCAAGAGGCGATCCTGGACCTCTACAAATCCGCCCTCGGCATGGCCTGACCGGCCCTAGCGCAGAAGGAGCGCAACGCAATGACCGCACAAGCTCATATCTTCACCGGCACCGAGATCAGCACCAGCCGCCGTAAGCCATCCGAGATCGTCGCCGAGTATGATGCCAAGCGCGAGGCTCTGGCCGGTGCGCTGGCAGAATTCGAGGCGGCCGGCACCACACTGAAATCAGCGGCGACTATCGGCGGAACATGGGGCAATGTCACGCTGGACACGGGACGCGGCATCTATCCGAGCGTGCTTGAGGCATCGCTGCTGCAATCGGCGTGGCGCCATGTCTATGACCTGTATGGCTTGGACCAGATCGCCAGCGCCTCTGCCAAGCGCGTTTATGAGCAGATGTTCAGCGCGCCGCCGCCATTCACGGTCGAAAACATCCGTGACAAATTCGGCGAGCTGGTTTCCGATCCGTGGGGCAGCATCCTGCGCGGGCTGGCCGAGGTATTCTGCCAGCTCGATCCGGCGTTCAAGAGCCACGAAAAGATGAAGGTCGGCGTCAAGGGCCTGCCCAAGCGCGTGATCCTCGATAGCGTTGCCGGCTATGGCTCGTGGGGCCGGGATCGCCTGCGCGACATCCTGAACGCGCTGGCCGCTTATCAGGGCAAGCCGCTGGTCGAATATCGCGAGATGGAGGCGCTCCTGAACGGTCAAGGATTACTTGACAGCTGGACCGCGCCGAAGGACATCCACCGGCCCGAGACCACATTCCCGGCGCGCGGCGTCTGGCTCAAGCGGTTCGCCAACGGCAACGGGCACCTGTATTTCAGCCCCGAGGCCTTGGCCGACATCAACCGCGCGCTGGCCGAATACTATGGCGACGTGCTGCCCGACTGCCCGGATGACGACGCTCGGCCGACCCGGCAGCGCGCCAGCACGGCGGTCAGCAAGGATCTGCAATACTACCCCACGCCAGTAGCGGTTGTGGATCGTGTGCTTGCCGATCTGGCCTATCGGATTCCGGGCCAGCGCGTTCTGGAGCCGTCCTGCGGCTGCGGGCGCTTCATGGACGCCCTGCGCGCCGCCGGCGCCGATGTGATCGGCTGCGAGGTGGACCCGGTTCGAGCCGCGATGTGCGAGGCCAAGGGGCACCGCGTCATGCGGATGAATTTCCTCGAAACGGTACCGACGCCGGACTTTGACCAGGTGGTCATGAACCCGCCCTTCTACGGCCGGCACTATGCCAAGCATGTGCGCCACGCGCTGCGGTTCCTGAAGCCCGGCGGCCGGCTGACCGCGATCCTGCCCGCCTCGGCGCGCTACGACCATGGCGAGCTGGATGACCTGAACCCGCATTGGAATGACCTGCCGGTCGGCTCGTTTAGCGAAAGCGGCACCAACATCAACACCACCGTCGCGACGATCAGGGTGGCCTCCGCATGACCCCCATCGACACGGCAGAACTGGAACGGCTGGCGGCGGATATGACGCCTGGGCCTTGGGCTGTGGACAGCGAGGATCAAGGGGCAGCGTGGGGAACGGCATATAGCGTCCACGTCGCAGGAAATATCCTCGATGAGATTGCCGACTCCGTCAGTAGTGAGGTCAACGCCCGCGCCATCGCTCTCGTGCCCGCCCTGATCCGCGAAGTCCTCGCCCACCGCAAGGCAGAGGCGGGAATGCGCGCCCTGCTGCTGGCTGGCTGCGACCTGCTGTCTATTGAGGCCGAGGGCCTGCGCGACGGTATCAGCGTCAACGGCGTCATATACCCCTATCCAGAGGGTCAGGCCACCGTCGAGGCCATTCGCGAGATGGAGGACTGGATCGCCAGCGTCAAGGCCACGCTCTATCCCACCACCCCCGAAGCCGAAGGAGGCTGCGATGCCGAGTGAAAAAGCACAGCGCTTCACGAAAAAGCCCGTGACCGTCGAGGCCATCCAATATACCGGCGTCAATCTGCGCGAGGTTCTGGACTTTACCGGGAAGCACCCGCGCTGGGAAGAGTGGTTCAAGTCGTTCGAGGATTACGAGGCTCACGTCCATGTTGACAGGGGCGCGTTCAAGATCCTGACCTTGGAAGGGACGATGGAAGCCCTACCGGGAGACTGGATCATTCGCGGCGTGAAAGGCGAGCATTATCCATGCAAGCCCGACATATTCGCCGCCACCTATACTCGCTCCGACCTCTGCGCCTCGGGCCAGCAGGTGCGGGCGGCCGGGGATCGTCCGATCATCACGATCTATGCTCGCCCGACGCAGGATGAGATCATCGCATGGGCCAACTCAGCGTTGAGGAACGTCCCGGATGGCAGTCTGTCGCGCGCTTTTATGCGTGATCTGATTGCAGATTTTGCGGATGGGATGGACGCCCTGCGCGCAGACCTCTCACCGCAGCCCGAACCCGAGACGCGACTCGCAACACGCGAGGATGTCCTAGCCGGCGAGATCCTCGCCGAACTGACCCGCGCCCGCGCGAAGTTCCCGGGCAAGAACGTGACCTTTGCCGCGCTGGTCGAGGAGGTCGGCGAGTTGGCGACGGCCGTGTTTGAGGAAAGCGCGGACCGGGTGCGCAAGGAGGCCGTGCAGGTCGCGGTCATGGCCATGCGCATGATCCTGGACGGCGATCACTGCTTTGAGCCGTGGCGGGCAGAAAAAGGCCTAGATCCGCTCGATCCCGCCCTGCGCGCCCTGAAAGGAGGGGAGTGATGCAGGTCACACATGACAACGACTGCGAACATCGAATCGGTCACGATTGCACCTGTGGCGCGTCCAACTATCTGTATGACCTCGCCGCAGCCCGCGCCGAAATCGAGCGGCTGAAACGCGAGTGCGACGGCCTGCGGCATATTGCCAAAGGCAACCGACTGGCCGCAGAGGCTAAAGCACAGTTGCGCAAGGGGGCCGAAGCCGAGCGCGACAAAGCCGTCGCGGAGGCGCTGCGCGAAATCCGCGCGGCGATCCAGGATGGCAACCTCTCGCAAGGTATCCGCCTCGACATCATCGACAAGATCGCCCTGCGCGCCCTGTCGGGAGGCGACCATGGCTGATCGGTTCGACCCTAACCCTCGGCAGGCTGCGCTCATGGACCCCGCCCCAAGGGGGCAATACGTCCGCTATTCCGACCTCGCCGCAGCCCGCGCCGAAATCGAGCGGCTGACCGAGGAACTTGAACACATGACGGCAGTAAAAGATATTCACCAAAGGAAGCGGCATGATTATTTCGAGCGGGCCGAGAAAGCCGAAGCCGAGCGTGACGAAGCACGGGCGCAGGTGGCGATGGCGTATGAGGTTGCAGCGAAGGTTGCCATTGAAGAGGCGAACGATTGGAACCCGCACGATCCGGCAGGAATTTGCGGGTTCAAGTGCGGTCATGCAATTGTTCGGAAAATCCGCGCCCTGACCCCAGCCCACGCCAAAGCCGCTCTTGAAGCCTATGGCCGCGAGAAGGTGCGGGAGGGGATGAAGCGGGCGGCGGAAATCATTCGAGGATGCTGCCCGGAATGCCAGGGAACGGGCCTTCGTGATAGCGGGGGCGTCCAGCCGTGGGGAGAGCCTATATTCGTCACGTGCGACTGCGCCGACGCTATCCTCGCCGAAATGGAGAAGGAGGCCGGGGAATGAGCGCCTTTGAACTGATCATGCTTTTCATCGCGGGGATGCTGTTCGCCAAATTGCTCATGGGAGGGCCGCTATGACCCATCACGACAAAGCGCGGGAACTGGTGAAGCGGCTGCTGCGGCAAAAGACCACCGATGAAATGGAGCGATATGAAGTCATCAACGCTGACTTTGAAGGAGCATATGACCTCTTGGTCCGTGACTGCCGCAATGCCGCCGACACCATCACCGCGCAGTCCGAGGAAAACCGGAGGCTGCGGGAGGCGATCCTTCGTGAGGCAGCCGCGATCTGCAAGCGCATTCGGCTGCGACCGGATCTATCCGAGGATGAGCGTGTCGGCGTATTGGAATGCGCACTGGCCTTGACGGATGAAGCCAACGCAGCCCGCGCCGCCCTGTCCAGCGGGGAGGGGGAGTGATGGCGCTGTGGGAACCCTGCACCGGCGCATCCGATGAATGGTATACACCGGCCTATATTTTCGATGCGCTCGGCGTCCGGTTTGATATGGATGTGGCCGCGCCATTCGACGGTCCGATGCACGTCCCAACAGACTCGTGGATTTATGACCGCAGTTTGGAGCGAGCATGGTCGGGCTTCATCTGGATGAACCCGCCTTTCGGGGGTCGCAATGGGCTGGTGCCGTGGCTGGATCGATTCTTTCAGCACGGGAACGGCATTGCCCTGACGCCGGATCGCACTTCCGCGCCTTGGTGGCAGGACGCGAACCGCCGCGCCGACGCCACGATGTTCATCGCCGGGAAAGTCAAATTCATCCGCCCAGATGGCAGCGAGGGACGGTCGCCCGGCACCGGCACCACGCTTTTTGCAGCCGGAGACATGGCGCTATCGGCACTGATGCGGGCCGAGGCAAACGGGCTTGGCGTGGTAATGCGGAGGGTCGCGAATTATCCCGCCGCCCGCCGCACCGGACAGGGAGGCGGGGATGAGTGACGCACTGGACAAGCTGATTGCGGCGGTTGAGCGAGGGGAACCCAATCGCAATGACGGAACTCTATTTCGTCTGTTCGGCGATGATTGGGTCCACGCCTGGGATGTGATTGATAGAGGCTCTCTCGACGCCGCCATGGCGCTGCATGAGGCACTGCTGCCGGGGTGGAGTGTCACGCTCGAAAACGATGACGGGAACATTCACGCGGCAGTCTGGCCGCGCGGTGAAATCGGTGAGCAGCACGGATCGCAAGGCCCCACGCTGGCCCGCGCCCTCTTGCTCGCCATCCTGCGCGCATATCGCACCGCACAGAGGGAGGCGTAGATGGGGAGGCATGAGCCGATGCAGCCGCTGTTCGCCAGCGAGAAAACCGCCGCGCGCCTGCTGGACATGCAGCCGGCCGAGTTCCGCAAACTGGTCGATGCCGGGGCGCTGCCCTGTGCGGTTCGGCATGGGCGCTGGGATGTTGCCGAGTTGCAGGCCATCATGCGCGGCACGAAGATCAAGCCCAGCGAGGAATTTGACCTGTGAGGAAACAGCGCAAGCCCTATGTCACGCTCAAGCGCACCGGCGGCAAGGCTCGCTGGTATTACCGCCTGACGTGGTTCGAGGGCGCGCGCCGTCGAGAGCGGTTCATCCCCCTGCCGGACGACCCGGACAGCGAGGAATTCGACCGGGCCTATTGGTCGATCCGCTCGGGCACCAGCGAGGAAGTCCAGAGGCCGAAAAAGGAAACGTGGCGGCAACTGGTCATGGCCTATCGGGGCAGCGCCGGGTTCCGAAAGCTCGCACCACGCACCCAGAAGTCCTACAATGACACGATTGAATGGATTCTGTCAGCGAATGCCGACAAGGCAGTGTCGACCATCACCAAGCAGAAGCTGCGCGACCTGCACGTTAAGTATGGGGAGACGCCGCGCAAGGCTGACATGCTGGTGCAGATGGTTTCGATCTTGGTCAACTTCGCGCGCACCCAGCTTGAATGGGCCGTCACGAATCCGGCCGAGGGGCTGACGCTCTACGGGAAGCAGCGGGAATACGAGCCTTGGCCGGAATGGATGGTGAAGGCGCTGCCAGACGCCCCGCTGATCGTCCGCAGCGCGGCTGAATTGATCCTCGGCACTGGACAGCGCCCATCAGCGGCCATCGTCATGCGGCGCGACCAGTTTCACGGGGAATGGATGACCGTCACCGACGAGAAGGGCGACGAGAGCTATGAGATATTCTGCCCGCAGGAACTTCGTGCCTATCTCGCCAGCCTGCCGGTTGCTGGATTGCACGTCATTCCGCGCAACCTGACCCAGCCCATGCGATACGATTCGGTCGAAAAGGCATTCCGGGCATGGCGCACCGATCTGGGCGACCGCGCCCGGCCCTACTCGCTGCATGGTCTGCGCAAGCTGTCAATCATCAGGCTGGCCGAAGCTGGATGCACGGACGCCGAAATTCAGGCGATCACCAACCAGTCCGCGCAGACCGTCGCCTATTATCGCAAGCGCGCGAATCGAAAGAAACTGTCAAGGGCAGCGATGGAACGGAACGGGGACAGAACATGA